ATGGTAGATGGTTTTTCATTTATAATCTTAAAGACAAAATTCTTAAGTCTGAATTAGAGGAAAATGTTCATGAATTCCTAAAGTTCGTACCTGGTAATGCAGTTGGAAAATCTAGTGTGGAATTGAAAAAGATTATGCTTGATATCATACAAATGGGTAGTGAACCTAGTGCACAAATTTCTCCCATATTCCTCTCTGATGATATATCTAAGTGGTCTCCTCATATGCCTGTCCGTGTCCAACAAGATAGCGCTGAATTTTGGAGTGAGGTATTTGATGAGCCTTGGATTAAAGATATCGAAAAGATTGACATGAATGATACCGTCATTGCAAACATTATGGGTTTCAAAGGTCATTACAAAAGCAATGGAGCTAATAAAGAAGGCAGCTCTGGCAAAAGGATTACCTATCTCATGATCAATCTTAAAGCTTATAGCACTGCCATTATGAGGGGTAAAACTGGTAGACCTAAAGTTATTGAAGGAGCTGTTAGATTGCTTACGTTTCTTGATGATGGATTAACTCAGGCTGATGTAAACACTAAGAATTACAAAGAGAATGCCTTAAAAGTAATTAATGGCTATAGGGACTACCAGGCAATGTGTGGTTACGAATTGAAAATCGCAAAGAGTTATCCCTCCGATAGGTATCTTACTTTCCTAAATTATGAATATCTTGCAAAAACCAGGCTATATGACGAATTAAAATCATGCATCAAGCTATTTGTAAAGAAACCTGGTGAGATCCTCACTCTTCCTGAGCGCCTCAGAGAGTGTGCTTCTTGGGCAGTCGGTGCGACTGAATCTGGTTCAGACATTGGCTTTGTGTATTATGCTTACATTCTCAGATGTGTCATTGAAGTATCTAGTTGGAGCAAAAAGCCTCTCCTTAGCAACCTTGCTGTTGTTAGCCAATTCGTTGCTCCTCTTGCTTATGGTGGTTTTGGGGTTTGTCCTGTTCATGGAATTGTTGCTGGCCTAATTAGAAATCTTACGTCAGAGAACATGGAAAGCCTTAAGAAACTTGCAAGCTATTACGTTGAAGTACGGCCGATCTACATTCTACTCTCTAAACAAGCTGTTTCTCCTAAACGTGGTACAACTATCTTCAAAGCTCCTTCTACTGTGACAACTGCTAGCCCACACCTTACTGAACATCGAATAACAAGCCAACTTGAAAAAGTATTTCTTGATTCTAGCAATTCTGCGTATCTAACTGATTTTATCGCTCTCTCAAAACGTGATGAATTAGAGGATTTCGCTGATGAATTAGTTTCAATAAATAATAGGCTCACCTTGACCAGTTTGTCTTTGGTTCACGACTGCACAACCATTGCATTTATCGACAAAGTACTTAGTAAATGCAAGAAAAGCACGTCGCTCATTAACATGTTAGGCCCTAAAGAAGTCAATAGAGTAGTAAAAGCAAACATTGCTGAGGCGATGAATGTCATTGACAATTGGGGCTACTATATTCAAACTAAAACAGATAATTAGGTTGTTTAGAATGACTGAATTGCTAGCTTATATATTGGGTAAGCCTATGAGTAAGCTGGTAATAATGTCGTTAAATGCAATCTATTTAAAAAGAATAGCGAC